TCAGGGATCGAGCTCCGGAAAGGCGAAGGCGTGGCTGAGATGGCGCCGCCACCAGCCCGTGAAGGCGACCTCGCCGACCGCCGCCCCGTCATGGGCATGCAGGATGCGATCCGGCTCGGTCAGGATGGCGCAATGCGCCGCCGGCAGATGCGCCCGCCAACGGAAGAGCAGGACGTCGCCCGGTCGTGCACTTCCAAGGCCGACCGGAGCCAGGTGACGCTCCGCAGCCAGTGCCAGCGTTTCGCCCGAGCCCTGCTGCGCCCAATAGGGCGAATAAGGCGGCGTCGGTTCAGGCTCGCCACCGTAGAGATCGCGCCAGACGCCGCGCACCAGGCCGAGGCAGTCGCAGCCGACGTCGCGCAGCGAGGCCTGGTGATGATAGGGCGTGCCGAGCCAATTGCGCGCGGCGGCAACGATGCGCTCGCGTGTCGTATCGATCTCCGTCATCGGAACAGGCTCGCGCCATCGAAAGGACCTGCGCCGGGCTTGCCCGCACCGGTGCCGCCGATGATGAAGTCGTTCCCCGGCAGATGCGGGAAGCCGCGGAAGTTGACGACGTTGCCGAACTTGTCGCGGCAGGTGGCGAAGCGCTTGTCGCAGCCGGCCTGGGCGGTGAAGACATCCCCGACCGCGATCGGCTGCGGCGCGGCCTGCCAGAGCTGCAGCGTCACCGTGCTGCCATCGGCGCGGTGACTGCGGATTTCGGTGACGAAGCCGATATTCGCGCCAGTGACGAAGACCAGCCGCCCGCCGGTGAGATAACCGTCGGTATAGGTGCCCAGCGCCGGTGCCGTGATCGAGAGGCGTCCATCGGTCGTGGCGACCGTCGCTCCGGACGCTCCCACTGCGACGCCGCAGCGGGCATCGCCTAGATCGGCGGAACAGCCCGCCGTATAGAGCCGGCCACGCTCTTCGTCGAAGGCCTTGCCGAGGCCGCGGACCTCGGCGGTGAAATTGCCGTCGCTGCGTTTCAGCTCGCCGACGAAGCCGGTCTCCAGCAAGGTGCGCTGACTGACATCCGCCCAGTTCACCAGCCAGAGCGCGACGCGGGCGTCGTCGTAGAAGCCGCGCGACAGATCCTCCTCGCTGAGCCCGCTCGCCGCCAGGGCGCCGAGCACCTCGCCGCCGCCGGTCGCAAAGCCGAGCTCGGAGCTGGATTCGGCCGCCTCCAGGCCGGCATTGGCGCGGAACAGGATGCCGTCGAAGGAGAGGTCGCGATCGTGATCGGTGAAGCCGAGCACCGCGCCGTCACGGCGGGTCAGGCTCCAGCATCGGCAAAGCGTTGTCGCCTCGCCGGCGACATGCGCGGCGAGCCCCGGCGATAATGTCCGCATGACCCAACCTCTAGTCGGCGATCTCGACGATCGGGATCTTGGGGATGTCGCCGGCCTCGAAGGCCGACAGGTCGACCTCGATCACGTCGCTGTCGAAGCGCACGGGCACGTCGAAGCAAAAGCCGGCGCTGACGACGGTCCCGGCAGGCGGAGCCTGGCCGACCGTGAAGGTGACCAGACCCGTCGCGTGATCGCAGGAGACGGCTGTCGGCTGTGCCTTCACGACGCCATCGACCGCGATCAGCACGGTACCGGCTGCCGGCTTGGTGATGCGGCGAGCATAGGGCGCGTGCAGGCCGCCATAGAGCTTGCAGAGCTGGAAGACCCGCGTCGCGCCGTCGCCGACGCCGATCTGCTGGTCGCTCGCCGCGGGCGTCGCCGAGGGGGCGCAGCTCTTCCAGTCGAGCCGGTCGCGCCAGCGGAAGCCGTAGAGCCGGCCGCGTCTCTCCTCGAAGAAGGCGACGACCTCGGCGAGTGCGTCGAGCGTGCGGATGCCGAAGCCGGCATCGTAGCGCCGGCGCGAATGCGCCCAGCGGCTGTTGCGGATCTCCCGGCCCGAAGCCAGCGTCACCACCTGGGTCAGCCGCTCCGGCCCGCCGCGGGCGCCGCGCGCGATCCCCGCGGGGAAGCGCACCTCGTGGAAGCCGCTCATGCCGCCTCTCCCTGTCCTGTCGTGCTGCGCGGCTCAGAGCGCGCGATTGCCGCGCGCCACCGCCCGCGCGATCGCGGCCGAGACCTGCGCCTCGGAGCGGCGGAAGCTGTCGGCATCAGGGGTCGAGACCTGAACGAGGACGTTGAACGGCCGCCGCTCGCCGCCACCACCGGCCCGCACGCCGAGCTTGCCGTCGGGGCCGCGCGACAGGGGCATGATCGCCTCGGCACCACGCTCGCCCATCAGCCCGAGTCCGCGCCCCATGGCGAAATAGGAGGGCGCCGTGACGATGCCGCCATCGGCGAAGGGCGAGACGGGCAGACCACCTCCTCCGCCACCCATGCCTCCGCCGAACAGCCCGGCCAGGCTGCTGACGCCTGAGCCGAGCCAGCCCGAGATTGCGCTCTGCAGCGGCTTCAGCGCCGACTTCAGCAGGCTCTGCGTCATCGAGGTGCCGATGTTGCGCAACACGTCCTCGAAGCGCTTGCCCTCGACAATACCGCTGGCGAAGGCCGAGGTGATCGACTTGCCAAACGCCTGTGCCGCCTTGGTCAGGCTCTGGGTCAGCGTGTTCAGCGTGCGCAGGCTGCCGAAATCGAATGAGGAGGCGGAGGATTCATCTTCATCAGCCATCGGCTCGGCCTTTCCATTCGTCGTCACTGGAAATTCGGTCGGGATGCGCCCGCATCAGCTCATCGAGCGTCAGGCGCGACGGCGCCTCGCCCGTCCGAGGCGGGCGACGGGCCTCGATCGCAGCGAGGATCTCGCGCGGACTCGCGGCCCAGAAGACCTCCGGCGGCCAGCGCAGGCGGCCGAGCCCGAAGGCCATCACCTCGCGCCAGGGAAACGGAACCGCCGCCGGAGCCCTCAAACCACCGGCGGCGACGGAGGGCGGGTCTGCGCCCCCTCGCCTACCGGCGCGAAGGTCGCGTCGAGCAGGGCGATCGCCGCGCCGATGGCGCCGCTGAGCCCACCGTCGAAGGGGAGCGCCGCGACCTCGTCCGTAGCCAGTGTGCCCCCGGCGCCGCGCAGGCCCGCCGACAGGATGCGCGTGATGTCACGGGCCGAGAGGCGGCCGGCGGCGAAGCGCTCGCCCAATGCCGGCAGGTTCTCGACCGAAAACGCGTCCTCGAGCTCGGCGAGCGCGCCGAGGGTAAGCCGCATCGGCAGGGCCCGCCCCTCGACCATCAGGGCAACCTCGCCCCTGTAGCGATTGACCATGCGGCCTCCCCTCAAGCGAGCGTGAAGGAAAGCTGGCCCGCCGATTCCAGCGAGAGCTCGAAGGTGACCTCAGCGGCATGATCGCCGCGATATTCGAGCGTCGAGAGCTGGAACGGCCCGGTAATGGTGCCGAAATCGGGTACGATCACCTGCCAGTCGCGGATCGCGCCGTCGAAGAAGATCTGGCGGACCAGCGCGTCCGAGGCCTCGTCCTTGAAGATGCCGGCGCCGCTGATGCTGGCGCGGCGCATACCGGCTCCGGCCAGCAATTCGCGCCAGCGCCCCGCCGACTCGGCATGGGTGACGTCGACCGCCTCGGCATTAAAGGCGATCTGGCGGGCACGCAGGCCCGCCACGGTGACGAAGCTGCCGCCGGCATCGGCAGCCTTGAGCAAGAGGTCCTTGCCTTTCTGGGCAGGCATGGGCGGTCCTTTCCTGTGGTCAGAGCGCCTCGGTGACGGCCCGGAAGGTCAGCGTCACCGTCGGCAGATGGGTCTTGGGATCGCGAGCGAGTTTCGAGGCGAGCCAGCCGAGATTGACCAGCCGATGGCCCTCCGGCGTGAGCGCCGCACCTTCCAGGCTCGTGACGATCCGGGCGCCCGCTTCGAGCGCCTTGCGCGAGGACGTGCTCTCCCCGGCCCAGACGACGAGGGAGAACTTCTGCTCGCAGCCGCGATCGCTGCCGGTCGACCAGTCCTCGGCCGAGACCTCGCCATGGACGACATAGAGCCCGCTCGCAGCGCGCGGCGGCTCGTCATGGATGCGCCCGGACCCGATCAGCGCCGTCAGCCCGGCATCACCAGAGAGATGTACGTGGATCGCCCGCCGCAGCGGCAGGATGGCATCGCTCATCGGCTGACCTCCTCGACCAGGCAGATGAGGCGCCGGCGGCCGCCATCGGGATCGCCGACCGCACGGATGTCGAAGACCTGCTCGCCATCGCGCAGGCGCCGGCCGGCATCGACATCGGACCGCCAGCGCAGGGTGATGCGGTGGCTCGCCGCCTGCTCGGGCCGCTCGCCACGCCAGCGCTCGTTGCCCGAAAGCCACTCGACCTGAGCCCAGACCGCAGCGACCGTCTCGAAGCTGGTGAGCTGCCCGCCGGCGCCGTCCGGCGTCTCCACGGGCGCTTCCAGCACCAGGCGGCGACGCAGCGCGCCGACAGGCCGGCTCTTGCCGGTCTCCTTGATCATCACAGCCTCACGCGGCGGAATGGAGCGACGAGCGCGGCGATCTCGGCCGGCAGGCGCGCCGCATCACGGCTGACCACGTCGCCGCGATGCTCGAACCAGCGGCAGGCGAGCCTGAGGACGGCCTGCCGCAGCGGCGCCGGCACTGTGTCCCGCGTCGCGCCGAAACCCGCGACGAGATCGATCTCGATCGCAGAGCGAGCGCGGCCGGGAGGCGGCACGGGGCCTGAGATCGCGACCAGCGGCGGATCGGAGCCCTCGACCAGCGTCAGCGAAGACGGCGCGACCACCTCTGCCGGACCATTGGCAGGATGGACACGCGCTGCAGTGAGACTGCGCACCGGCGAGAGCGGCAAGCGAATCTCGCCGCCTTGCGGCCAGGCGTCGAGGACGATCCGCCAGCCCTGCTCGATCAGCAGGCGCCCGGAGGCGGCCTCGATCATCAGCCTGGCGGCGGTGATCAAGGTGCCCAGTAGCTCATCCTCGTCAGCCGTGAGGATGCGGAGAAAATCCTTGGCTTCCGGCAGCGAGACCGGCTCGATGGCCGGCGGCGTCAAAGCGAGCGGCGTCAT